GTAATTGCTCCACAGTTGGTGCAAGTCCTTTATTGATCTGCTTTAAAACATATTCCATAATCTTGTCAAAAACCACCTTCATATATTTTGCAAGAATGCAAGCAAACCTGGAAATCAAACTTTGAATTGACCCAATCAAATTTGAAACTGCATCAACATATGATTGAGCAGCATTTAAAACTTTATCAATATCTTTTGTTAGATTATCAAGTTCTGTTTGAATTGCTTTAAGTGCAGACTTGACTTTATCGCAAGGAGACATTAATGCAGTTTTCTTGTGATAGTATTCATTTGAAACTATACAAGCTTTAGTTACCTTATGTACGCCATCAACACTTTCAATTGTAGCGCCAGGTTGTGAAGGAGAATTTGGTGAATTTGCTGCTTCACACCTTGCTTTAATTCCAGCGGCAACTGCCTTTTGAACAAATTCACTTCTTGCAGTTCCTGTTAGTCCTCTGGATTCAGCTTCAGCAAGAGCACTCTGTTGATCTCTGAATTGAAGTTTAGAAAGAGGTTTATCAGATCTTAGTCCAAACTGATTTACCGAAACTCCAGGAGGAGCAGGAGCACACTCATCTGATTGTTCTGGAGATTTTGGTTTATTAATTTCAATCCCACGATCAGGGACTTTTATATTTGGATCTTTGTTCCCATCCGCAGGAGTTGCAACTCCACTTGTCGCAAGACTTCCAGGCTGAGTATTTGTAACTCGGTTATCTTTAATGGTTGTCGCTAAGTGAGTCTGTATGTTGTTTCCAAGAACTCCCATAATGACGGGAACTTGTTGTTCCTGGCCATCAAGAAAAAACCCAAAGACCATCATTCCTTGTCTTAGGTTTGCAGTGGCAGTGGCATTTGCTTGTCCACCACCACCAGTCACAGGATACATTACCTGAGCCCAAGGAAGTTTATCCGAAGATATTTCAGCCTCACCTTGATCGTGAAGTCCTATAATACGAACTTTATAGCGATATCCCCAACCAGGATTTTGATCTTTGCTTTCAAATTTTCCCGAAAGAATATTATCTCGCCAAGTTGAATCGCTGGCAATCTGCCCCACCCACCAACTAAAATGCGCCCCAAGAAACCCAGGATTGAATAAGGATCCGCCTTCCATTAGTTATCAATCATTGTAAATTCTACATTCAAGAGCACTTGGATTTTCGTCACAATACAATTCTAATGAAGTTGGATCATGATTGTCGTCTGGATGATTTGCTTGATACTGTTCCAAACTTCCTAACTCATCTTGCAGATGACGCCTACGTTGCCCACTTGTATTTGGATTATCAAGTTCATCACGGTCATCATTAATATGTTGTTGAAGAGTACGGTCTGTCATAATGGTATTTTGCCAGATGTGTGGTTTCCAATTCTACCAAAAGAATCTCTTACTAAGTTTAATTTTGTATAGGTTTCTTTTGGAGAAATATAATGACATAAATCTGCTATAATATATAGACCTCCATATTCCTTATTAATCTCTTCATCCTCTGTAGACAACTGTTTAGCGTCACAAAAAACAACATCTCCAGCATGTAAAGAGAAATCTCCAGGTATAGTAATTGTACTCTTAATAGAAAACAATTGGTTATATCTCATAATAGACTGATTCAAAATATTTTTATATTCAAAATTTTCAGTCTTTGATTTTTCAACTTGTTGTTGAGCATTATCTCCAGAAGGAAGTGTCCCCTTATCAAGAAGATAATAAGTTGTTCTTGAAAAATCTTTATTAGTTTCTGTGCGATTAAACTCTGGATTTAAAGATGGTAGTTCTTTTCCAGATTTTTTTATGCCTTTCTTTTTTTCTATTTCTTTAGCATTCGGAACAACAACCTCATAATAGCAAGTGAATGGGTCAAACAATATTGTTCTTGTTGAGTATGCGCCCATTTTAAGTTTCTCTTGAACATCAACACGATTGTCCTTTGAATATTCAAGGGCTTTGACATCATATCCAGAAGGAATGTCATCTCCTCTTGAATCTGGTGTTTGGTTAAAGATTATGGACTTTTTCTTTTCTTGACTTGACAATGTATCAATAGACTTAAATTTAAATCCTTCAGATGTCTCAAAGAAAAAGTAACCGGCAGTATTGCCCTTTGCCTTTTCAAAATTAGGGACTGATTTTTTAGATAACCAATTCATTGCATAATATGGTTTTCTATTATTCCCCATAAAATTATAATTATTTGAAGTCTCTTCAATATCAACTTTCTTTTTAGTTGCAAGATAATTTGGTGCGGTCAAAATCTTTTTAATGTGATCTGATATTTTTCCATCAAATCTTTCATTCAGTCTAATCTTTTCATTTAGAATAAACTCTTTAGATACAAGTTCCAATTGAATCATAGACTTAGTTGTATCATCACTCAAAGGAGTAACTTTATTCACATACATCGTTAAGTTCAATTCTGATTCATTATTATCTTTAAATTTTAATGTGACTTTTTCTTGACCAACTATTGGCAGTCCTTCAAGAGCAGTTTTGTTGTCAATAGTATTTCCAGTATCAGCAAAAGTATAAGTTACTCTAATCGTATCTTGAAGAATGCTTTCATAATACATTAAGCGAACAGCACCATTTACAACACTAACTGTTTTCCCCTGATTCTTGTTTGATGCAATATCAAACTTTTCTATGTAAGACGGTTGTGCGCTTTTAGATGTTATTGGATTTGCCATTGTTTATTACCTCGTATCTCTATTTACCCACCCTGATATAAAGATTCAAATGGATCCGTTTCATCACCACCAACATATATGGGTCCACCAGAACCAGTATCGTCACTGTCTGCAAGATATGAACCAGATGGCATATCAGCAATCACAACAACTTGCTCAGATCCATATTCATAAGAAGCAAAGTTACTTAATACATTTATCGCCTGATCATATTTTGCCGTATTAATAGCACCTAAGAACCCAGGAAAAGTTTGTTCAATAGCAGCAGTAGAGTCTGCATCAATAACAAACTCTTTTCCTTTTTCACCAAGCATTGCCATATGAGGACCACCTAAAGTCATTCCACCTTTTTCATAAGCAGCGCGGAGCATACCAGTTGGATTCAATCTTTGAGATCCTTTGTAAGCTTCAAAGTGAAGGTGAGTTTGATTTCCAAGATTCAGTAAATTGCCAATTTTTTGTCCAGGTTGAACTGTTTGTCCAGGTCTAACGTTTGGAGTTGCGTGCAAATATCTTGTTTGGACTCCACCATGATCTATCATTAAACCAGACAAATAAGGATCATTGGGAACAAATTTTTCAGATAAAACTTTTCCCCCAGAATATGCAACAATAGGCAATCTTGGATTACCTCCCCAAGGTGGTTTTTCAACAACGTCAACACCAGCATGACCACCATAACCTCTTGGTGCCCCATAAACCTGTCCAGATCCGGTTCCAATCATTCCTTTGGGAAGGGGAAACGCTTTGCCACCCTTAACTGATACCATTCCACCCGGAGCTCCACCCATAACAACAATATCTCCTAACTGAGGTGCCTTTGCTGGACCTGGATTTTTTCTACCATATGCAATAGCAGCAGGTCCAACAAACCAACCAAATCTATGTCCATGTCTTACAACATACCCAAGACCATTAGATGGTGGTGCTAGTCCTTGAGCCCAAAAATCAGTTCTTCCCCCAACAAATTGCGAAGCACTTTTTTGCAACTCCTTATTTTGAACAGCAGATGCAGTATCATTGATAAATTTTTCAGCCTGAACTCTACTCAATTTATTCGCAACCATAACCGCATTAATTGCACTTTGCTTATCGCTTATTGATCTAAATTCTCTAACTGCTCTGCCAACTGGCTGATACTGTCTTCCATTGCCAGAAACAATCAATTCTTTAATCGTGTTACCACTATAAATTCCTGAGGCAAGTCTATTATAGATTGATTGCGCAACATCGGCTCTTCCCTGAGGTGTTCCACTTTCAAGAGATGCAATTGCAACCAAAGACCAAAAATCAGCATTTCCTCCAGTCACATTAAAACCGCCACCATCAACACCAAGGTTTGGATCAGGAGGTTGTTGATCAATTCCTTTATCCTGATTAACACCTTGGTCTTTTTTCAATCTCAAATTATCTTGTATTTCTCTTAAAGTTTTTTGTGCATTAGTTTCAGTTGTATCTTTAAACGACTTTGCAACCCAATCACTAATATCACCACCTTGAGAAATAGCATCCAATGTTTTTGGATCAACAAATCCACCTTCAGCAAAAGCAGCAAGTCCACCCTTTAATTTGCCATCATCTATTCCTTTAGCAACCAACATATTAATACCAAGTCCAACATTCTTATAATCTTGTTGGGTTGGTTTTTGTCCTAGTAAAATTTTAGAAGTGATTGCAAGTATTGGACCAAAGTAATCACTATCACCAAGATTCTGGCCAGCCTTTTGAATCACTTTAAATGGATTCATAACATCAGATGCTTTTTGTAAAAACTTAAGTGGGTTTGGAAACAAATCAAATAACTTTTCTCCACCACCAACATCAGCACCTGGAGAATTTGCTTCCACGTCCCCAGGTTTTTGTGGTGCTAATCTTCTTCTATATTTTCCCCTTTTAGATACTGTTCTTTTTACTCCACGTTGAGGTCTTCCACCCCTTGTCGTACCGCCACCTGCTTTCTTAACAGTCTTTCCTTTTCCAGATGGCATTCCACTACCAAAAAAGAAATCATATAAGACACCACCAATAGCATCGCCAGCAACGCCACCAATCAATCCACCAATAAAGTTTCCAGCAACCGGTACAACTGTTCCGGCAGCAGCACCAACAGCACCAAGAAGTCCAGCACCAATTGCTCTAAATGCTGCTCTTCCCGGATTTTCTCCCAATGCAACGGACAATCCAAAGTTAACTAATGCCCCAACAATGGGTAGAGGAATTCTTTTTAAAAACGGTCTTACTGAAGAAAGAAGTGCTTTATTTCCACCACGACCCATAGTTACTTTGGGTCTCTGTCTTAGTGGATTTCTAATATCAACCCCACCACCACTTGTTGTTACTCTGGGTCTTCCGCCAGTTCCA